GTGTTGCGGTACTTCGCCCGCTCCTTGTTCTTGCGCCAGTTGCTGTTCATCGAAGCATGCTCCTGATGATGAGGATGATCTGTTGCAGGGCATTCGCCCCGATGTTTGCGCCGCGTCCTGCGGCTCCGAGTTTCTCCCATACCTCGGCCTCTGCTCGTGCGCTCGGTAGCGCCGCTTCCTTGAGTTGGCCCTCTGCCCTGGCGCTTGTTGTCTGCGCCTCCACCTGGGCGATATTCGCCTTTTCTCGCTCGACCATGAGCGGCAGCAGTTCCTCAATCTGTCTGCGCTGTGAGTCGTTGAGTTGGAACTGCGAGATCGTGCGCTCCACGTCCTTGCGGATTTGCTGTATCTCCCAGTGTTGCCGCTCGGCGGCGTTGCCGGATGTCACGCCGGCTGTTTTGGCCTCTGCCGTCGCCTTCTGTGCATTGGCTCTTGTGAGCGCAATGTTCGCGTCCATCTGTTTGAGTTGCAGCATGAGTGCTGCCTTGTCGGCCGCGCTTGAGACGCCGCGAGCGATCGCGTCCTCAGGTATGACGGTGGCTGCGCTCACGTTTGGCGAGCTGGCTCCGCCTTGCTGGAAGGCGACCATTGGATTGATGCCCGCAGCCTTCATGTCTGAGACACCGCGTTGGTACTCGGTGTTGGCCATTCTCTCCTGCCAGTCGAGTTGCTTCTGTTGAAGCATGATGTTGGTCTTGTTGGCCTTCTTCTGCGCGCTGTTCCCGAAGAGGCCTCCAAGGATGTTTCCTCCGAGGCCGATTAGCGCGCCTCCTATGATTGGGTCCATTGCGTGCTCCTAGAAGTGGTCGATGAGACCAGGCACGCTGTAGGCCGGCATGAGCCGCGCCACTTGGCTGTCGTGCTGGATGTCCATGATGATTTGCGCGCTCCATTGCGCGCTCGGTGCGGTGGCGAGTGAGCGGGCCAGTGTCTCCTTTGTTTTGTCGGTGATGAATGCGGCGTTGAGCGCCGGTTCTGTCTCGAACTCTTCCGCGTAGTGCCACCAGTCCAGTGGCTGCGCGGCTGTGGATCGGAGCACACCCGTGATCTCGTTGGGCGTGTAGCGGTACTCCGCGTGTCGCTCTTGATAGCCCCATGTGGCGTTGCTCGGATCGTTGTCGGTTGGCAGGAAGATTTCCTGCGTTGCCACCGCCTGCTCCCCGAGGTGTGAGAACACCGGGAAGTAGAAGTCCAGGCGGGTGGTCCTTCTCCAGTGTCGGCGCAGGCCTTGTTGGTATGTCGGCGTCGCGCGTACTACGGCCATTCCAAGGATGTAGCCGTGTTCTGTTGCGCTGTAAGTGAAGGTTTTCTTCGAGCCGCTGGCGTGCATTTCGGCACCCAGATTTCCCAACGCGGAAGCGGCTTCGGGGTCTGGTTCCGCGTCGTATGCCGCAGTCTGAGCGACGGGATTGACGGTAATAGGGATTTTACTCCCTCCCAGGTACTCAGGCCTCTGGAGCCTGAAGTCAGGTGCCCGTACTCCGAAGTGTGAAAGTAGTTGTTCCACATAGCGTGAGCCTCCGCGTGCGTCCCGCTCCAGCAGTTTCTGTGTCTGGAATGCGAGCCGGATTGAGTTGATGGTCGCGGCCGTCGCGAGTGAGAGGTCCACGAGCAGTGCCGGGTCCTCCCATCGCAGTGTCGATGTTGCTGTGGCGTTGCCTCCTTCCTTGATGATGTTGTTGTTGGCGATGACGGTGGACAGGGCGAAAGCCGGTCCGCTTCCGTTCTCGCTGAATGTTGGTGTGTCTGCGCCGTACGGCACAATGGGTGCCGTGCTGCCGAGCGGCAGCGTTACGGCGTCTCCCTTCTGTGGCCACGGGAGCGAGCTTGTGAAGTAGTCATGGCGCTTGTTCGCTCGTAGCGCCATCTGGTTCCAGTTCGTGGTGTCGTTGCCGATGGTTGTGGACAAGGCGCTTGTCCACGTCGCGCTCCAGTTCCATTCGCTCTGTAGGTTCTGGTCCCTGAACCATTCGTTGTAGATTGTGAAGTACGCCCATATGGGCAGTACGTTGATGGCGAGGCCCGTTCCGGTCGGGTCGTAGTTCGCCGGCGGTATGCCGAGGTGGTCGAACACGCTCCCCGGCTTGACGTCGTAGGAGCTCGCGTCCGCGTCTCGCGGGATGATCGTTGGGATGACGAGCTCGTCATCCACTCCGCTGATGAAGTCCTCCCAGCTCGGCCAGGTGATTCGGTTTGGCACGAAGAAGTAGAACGTCTCGAGGTCGATGTCGTCGACCGCTGGCGCGATAGGTGTCGCCAGCCGTGCCATTGTGTGTTCTCTGTGTTGCCATACGTCACCCGGCAGCACTTCTTCGCACATGATCGGGATCAGATCGCTCGCGTCAAACGCCATCTTGCGCGTTTGTCGCATCGTGAATTTGCTCCGCGGGATGTCCGCGCGAGGAACGATTGCGAAGTTGTGCTGTCTTGCGGTTTTGTTGCGGTACATTTGGATTCCCTTGGCGGTTAGCCGTTAGTTTGTCTTCTCTTCCTCTTCTCTGGTTATTCACGGGTTATCCCCTTCTAGGGGATAACCGGGTGAATAACCCCTTCTTCTCTGCGTGTGACGAGCGCCCCTAGGCGCACGTCGTCACACGCTCTTATTCCGGTTCTTTGCGCGTGCGTGCGCGTTTCGCGCGCGCGCGCGGTTCTGTTCCGGTGTGTGCTTTGTTGCTAGTTGCTTTCTCCTATCCTTGATGGATTGCAGTCGTTCTGGTTCTTGTTTCTCCAGCCATCGGTCGTAGTACTTCGGCGGCTTTTGAGGTCTGCCGTTCACTACGACGTGATCATGGTCATATGCTTGTGTGCCGAACTGGTTTAGCCAGGTCAGGCCGATGGCTGGTCTTAGCGACATGAACGCCCGTGGCTGAATGAGCGGTATGAGTTCTCCTGTTTCCTCGTCGATGCGTACATATCGACGTTTGTTGTTCAGTTTTTTGGTGACGTATGAGGCGGTGTATTGCGCGCTCTCGAAGGTGAGCGCGCCGACGCTTACATGCCCCATTCCCCATGCCTGTTCGAGCACTGGCGAGGTCCACAGTAGTGTGGGGTCAGTACGGAGTATCTTGCGTTTGTCAGTGAACGCGTGCCCGAAAATGCACGCGTGGTAGTGAGGCCGGTCTGTGTTGTCGCCGTATTCGCCTACCGCGTAGTAGCGAAGCGGTCCGATTTCCTTTCGCAGTCTCTTCCAGAAGAGCTGCAGATCGCGGTAGTTGAGGCTGTTATGTGCCGGCAGATGTTCGTCGTTATAGGTCATCGTGACAAACGAGTTCTCGATGTGAAGCTGTGCTTCGTTGTGTATCCGCACTGCCCATTGTCGTGCGTGTTCGAGCCGACAGAGGATGCATTGTCCGCATGGTAGTTCGATTTGTGAGTAGGCCCTCCCGTCTCTCGGTTCGTCGAAGCGCACCGGCCCGCCAATGGCGGGCCGGTATGCTGTCAACGGTTGTGCACATGCCATGTCAGAGGCGGTAGCCGCCCCTCATGTAGTGCGTCGGCGCGTTGATCGCCCTCGTCTTGGCGCGCCGGTTGTTAAATTTGCGGGCGTACCGTCGCCCGCTCACGTTTCTTCGTGCCATGGCAGTGATTGCCTCCTTCAGTAGAAAGGCCCCCGAAATTGGGGGCCTTTCGATCCTAGACCAGTTTCCACTTGATGTAACTGGTCTAGGTGACACCGGCTGCCTTAGGCAGTAGGTGTCTGGTCAAGTGTCTCTCGGTACTCCAGGAGGTCCCTGAGGTGTTTTGAGAGCCTTGACTTCTTGGCCGTCCACTTGGTGCGCAGTAGCGCCATTCGCGGCTGTGGCGTGGCTAGGTGCTGGTCCAGCGCCTTCCTCGCGTACTCGATCTGGCCGTCTATCCGCACCAGCTCCTCGCTCCTCGGCCGTCCGAACACCTCGACGAACGAGGCTGGCGCAGTCGCAGAGGAGGTTCGGGGCCCCTGTGAGTTGGCCGTTTTCTTGGACTTCCCCGAGGATCCAGATCTCGAAGTGGTGCGGTGCTTGGGCGATGGCATCCATTGTCTCCGGGTTGTTGATGACCTGGCTGATGCTCGCGAGCACTGATTTGTCGCTCAGTGCTGCGAACGGAGTCAGGAAGTAGTCGATGAGGCGGTCTCTGACCGCGTAGATTTTCACTTGCCTTCTTCCTTCGGCGGCGCCGGCGCTGGTGCCGGCGGCGCCATCTTCGCCCTGTATTGCTCGGGCGTCAATTGCAGTAGTTGTTCAGCCGTCAGGTCGCGAAGCTCTGGCGGAAGCCGCTTCATGCGGTTAGCCAGGTCGCGGCCTTCCTCGATCATGGATCGCAGGTCCCCGGGCAGTTCTGTGAAGTCCACCCCCTGCATGGGTGTTGCTGTTGTCCCGGGCACGCGTCCGTGCACGGCGTACTTTTTCACGATCGCGTTGACGTCTGTGTCGTTGGCTGATGATTGGTCGGTCAGCGTC